TAAACACATAAGCCTCATCCACATAATCAAAGGTAGCTTCATTTGATGACATTCTACGAGTGACTATTTTAAAGTCAGGAGAAGCACTTGGGTAATCAGGTACATTAACGCCTATGATCCCTAACAACTCGTTAGCCCACTGGTCTACCGATTTTTGCCCTACTTCACCTGACTTAAATGTTCTATAGACAATATCAAATTGAAGAGTAACATCAAAGTTAAAACTCTGCTTGTCACTATTTTCAACTGATGTTTGACTACTAATGATTAAAAACGGAGGCTGCACTTCGTCAGGTGCAATAGTATCGTAAACACCCAAAGAAAAACTTTGTGATGCTAACTTATCTACATAAGCCTTTCGTATAGCTAATCCGCAATCTTTCATTAAGCTTCTGTTTCAGCTTTTACTTCTTCAGGATTTTGCTCCTGAGCAAGTTTTGATAAAAACTGAGTTAAAGGTAAACCATACTTAGTTGGCAATTCTTGGATGAATGCGTCTAATTGTTTTACCTGCTCTTCGTTTAATGTAATTGTCATGGTATTGATTTTGTACAAATTTAGCGAAATATATTTATATCTGAAATTCTTTAATCTTGTATATAAGCTGACTATATCTCTTGTCGAAAGATGTCATTAAAAATGGTCTAGTTGCCTGATTAGTAAACTTTTTTGGACTTTGTACTATATATTGCCTAGCAAATTTACTTTGCTCACTAGGTGTTATGTTAATTAATGCAGGTAAATTTATATTATGCCTTGTTCCAAATTCGACATAAGGAGCATATTTAACAGATTTATTACCAGCACTAACATAAGCTGTGCCTGTTTTATCTGTTTTTCTATGCGTTATACTTCTTTGTAATGCACCTGTTTTTACCTTTACATCAGCTTTAGCATCTTGTTGAATATCGACAACAGTTTGATTTATAGCCTCTGCAACGTGCTTTTCTAGCCTTTCTGACGCATTAGAAAACTTGGCTCTTAAACTATCTAAGCCTGTAATACCCATTGAAAATGCAGCCATTATTTCATTGTTGAGCAGCTAATCATAAAATACTTATTACGATCAGATTCGTTTATAACTGAATTGATTAGATATAAGTTATTTTTGAATGATATAACTAATTTATTATCAAATACTTTTGATGTTGTGTATCTTATTCTAAATGTAATATCATTATTTATAGAATCTTTTTCTACTAGGTTAGTCTTGCTTTCGCTATCTCTAGCTATTTCAGCCCAGCAAGTATAGTAGTCTACAAGGGTATTTACAAAACCACCTGCATTGTCGGATACGCTAGTTTTACTCTTAAAAGTAATCCTATTCATTAATCTTCCTATCATTAGATAATTACGTTTATGCGTTTAAATGGCTTCATAAGCTCGTATGCGGTCATCAAATTAGCTGAAGGCTTAGTTGCTTCAACCGAAGACTCTCTGTACTCATATAGGTCTGAAACCATCTTTAAAAGGGCAGTCTTCATTGTCTGAGGAGTTGTACTATAACCGCAAGTATAAGTAAATCTAAACTCGTTATCGAAAATGCTAGTCATGTAGACCTTTTTGGTGGTCTCACCAAGCACCTGATAGTCACCAACGGACATTGCTACCCAATTTGTGCTATTCCAGTATTCTACTGCTAATATTGTGTTTGTAGGAGTGTAAGGTAACTCTATAAAGCTATCTACATAGGCTACAACTCTTAATGTTCTAGGAGTCATTGCAACTCCTGCATATTGCTCAAGTCTTGTTTGAGCTGTATTGATTAAAGATGTAATCAAAGTATCATCTTCACTGTAATCTACTCTAAGGTAATTCTTAGCTTCCGCTAAAGTAACGACTGTGGCTGTAGGTGCTACTGTGGTCGTTATATCTCTTACTATTTGCATTATGCCATTGTTTTTACAAAAATAACTAAAATATAGCGGACATAAAAAAGGAGGCAGTTTGCGGCTGCCCCCTTATATTTTAGATTAATCTAGGATTAAGCTACGTTACCGAAATCACCATATACAAACGCATTGTTGTAATAGATAGGGAATGCAATACGAGCTTCAACTCTTACAGTAATCAAGTTCTTTTGGAAGTTATCGCTATCCATTTCAGAGAACTGAACAGAGATACCTTGATTTTGCATGATTTGAGCACCCATTGACCAGTCACCTACTAAGAACTTATCAGCAGCGATTGCTGTAGATTGGAACACAGGGATACCAGCGATAGTTAAAGAACCATCAGTTGTAACAACTGTAGAACCTGGAAGGCTATAAGCAGCGTTAGTTGGTTTAGTGTTCATGATGTTAGCCCAATCAGTTGGGTTAATCAAGATACCGTTAGCAGAATAGTTAGTAGCAGAAACTTGTGCAATAGCTTGTACTAATTGCTCAACGTCTACAGTTGCAGAACCAGTTGGAGAAGCAGCATTGATAGTCAAACCAGTTAAGTTTGGAGCTGTACCACTACCGTTCAATAACTGAGCATCTTCAGCTAATAAATACTTCTCTAACAAACGAGCTTGTAAGAAAGAAGTCATAGCAGGAACGTCATCTAACATTTGACGAGAGATTCTTACGAAACCAGCGATGTACTGAGCTGGAGCATCAGTCATTGTGATATCGAAATCTAATTGAGCTTTAGAGCTACCTTGAGTTTGAGGAGCTACATCACCTTCACCACCTGTTTCCTTAGGGAAAGTAAATAAACCTGTAGAGATTGTACCTACTGGTAACAAACTTCTAACGTGCACTTTACGATTAGGAAGAGCATATACTTGTGGAGCATATTGTCTTGGGATATCACCAGTTAAGTTAACTGCTTCAGTCATGTTACCTACTGCCTTAGTGTCTAAGATAAAGCCAGAACGCTTCTGCTCACCACGACCTAATTTTGCGATGCTGTCAGCATTCTTCTCGATTGCTTCAGCAAGAGTTGCATTGAACCCTTTTACTTGATTTTCGTTCATTGTCTTACGATTGTTTTTTGCCTCTAATTTGTCAGCAGCATCTTTTACTACAGCAACTTGAGATTTTAATTCTTCTAATTCTGATTTTAAACTGTCTACCGCTACTGCGTTATCAGCTTTTAATGTTTCGATAGCACCGTTTACTTCGGTTTTAACGCCTTCGAAAGCACTTTTGATTTCTTCTACCATTAGTTGAAAATTTTAAATGATTGTAAATATTTGTTTATCTCGATTTCAACGGAAATCATCGGGTCTTCCTCTTCCTCCAATGCTTCATCTTCTGGCATTTCGACTGCGCCTTCAGATGATAGTTGCGGTTGTTCTTCAAGGTCGACTGACTCTTCATCTTCCATCTCAGCAAGATATTGTTGTAATTGCTTAAGTTTAAGTTCCAACAATTCAAATGTTTCATCAGTAAAGTGACCATTTCTTAAAGACTTGATAGTTTTACCCATCTCATCTACAAGAACAGACTTTACTTGACTCTTCACTCCTACTGTTGGTGTATTTGCGTTTGCACCCCACAATACTGAACTACCCTCAAACAATTTAATTTCATTGATTTCGTTATAGCCTGACTTTGCTTGTGACTTGATAGTCTGAAAGCCGATGCTATGTTCTGTGATATGACCTTCTTTATACAACTCATAAGTATCGTTACCTAATGTTGTATTAGGCATCTTTACTCTAGCCTTTAAACCAAATCCATCTTCCATCATCTCAAATGGTTTAGCAATTGGTTTCTCAGTTGAATGGTTAAATAAATGCCAGATTCTATTCTTGGCACTAGGTCCGTTTTCTTTTAGGGTTTTAGTGAATGCACCTGGTACAATAACATCGCCATCGCTGTCAACATTACCAAACGCAGAATAGTAGACTGTGATAATTCTACCATTATCTTCCATGTCTACTGGAGCACCACTTACCGCTTTCTTGTTATAAAAGTTACTCATATTTTTTATTTAAGCTATATAAACTGTGCAGCATCTACAGTTGCAGTTATTTACTGCTAACCCTGCTGCATCATGTGCATATTGCATTTCTATTAGTCCATAGTCAGGAGTGTTTACTAGGAATGGTTGATTAACAGGGATTCTTACACCTTTGTTGTCAGGATTCGTTTGTCTATCTAAATCCCTGTGCCATAATCTTGGCTTACCACTCTTAGCTGGATATTCAGCAGCTATCCATTGTTTTAATACTGGAACACCTGCTAACCTAACCGCACCTATAGCACCTGTACTTAATGCCTGATGGCTTTCAGTCCTTGCTATAAGTAAACTCCTTGCGTTATTTATCTTCCCTTCTCTCAGAGTCTGAATTGCCAACTTGTTTACTTCGTTCTGTGACAATCCATTCTCACGACCATACTTTATAACATTCGCTAATATACGAGCTATTTCGTTTTCAGTAGTATTCTCTATGCCTTGCATCTTTAATCCGCTAATGCCAATCCAATACGATAACATAAATACTAACCACTCATCCAAAATGTTTAAAGGGTCAAGGTCAATCTCTTCCGCTTTCTTATTCGTTTCAAACATCTGTTGGTATCTCATAGCAGTATAACCGCCAGTTGATTCATACAAAGTTCGTAAAATATTATTAATCTTATCGCCAGTAAAAAATCCTGCACGATTATTAGCCGCTTGTTCTACCCCTAACGCCTCAACCATTTGAGCAGCTTTGTCAAAGTCAGCTTGTAAAGCCTCTTTAATTTTAGGCTGAAACTCTCTGATTGATTTCCTTGCAATCTTTTGTTGCAAAGCAAACTGCTGTGATGGGTAAAGTATTTTAGGCATCTATTTTTTAGCGTCTATAGCTTCAATCATTTTTCCTGCTGCTGCAAAAATTGAGTTCATATTGTTTTGAGCTGCATATTGTCTTATGGCTGCCAATCCTCTTCTGTCTACTGTTTTAAAGTCAGAAGTATAAATGTAGCCGTAATGACCTTTAGTATCTTCACTAAGCTCTGGATCTACACCAAGAAACCATAGACAGTATTTATCATATCCATTTTCTTCTAGATAAGCATTTTCCATTTCTGCTGTTGGTCTTACCCAACTATCAGGTGTAATTACATCTCCTGATGCTATAAGTTTATTTGCATGAGCAATACCTTTAGCATTTTTCTCAGTTAACCTTTTTAATTCTAAAAGGTTATTAATAGTTTTTTCTAAGATGTCAAATGATTTCATAATATTTATTTTGATGGATCGTAAGCCCAATTTTTAAGTGATATATCTCTTTTAGAAGGACAACCTTCTGCTGCTGGTTTACCTTGCTCTGCTCCTTTCATTCTGCTCACAAAGCTTATAGTTCTGTTTGCATCTTCCGCATCTGCTGTAGTCCAATCTTCTTTCTTCTTAGACAATAGTCTTAGGTTTCTAGTGATAGGGCTTCTGTCAAGTGATGCCTTCTTTGAGCATTCTGTATTTGACCAGGCTTCTAGTTCTGAGTAGCTCATGTTAGTAATTGACTTGTACTTTGCGTACACTTCATCTACTTGCTCATTCTTACTCAAAAAAAAACCTTCACTTTTTACAGGTGGCAAATTATAGTCGCTTTGTTGTTGAGCATCTCTAGGGTCTTGCAACATAGTCAACTCATCAATAGGCAAGTAACCTGCTGGGATAAATATCTCATCCATTTCAGTTCCTTCCATAGTATCATAACGCATAGCTGCTCTCTTCTCGTTTGGAGTAATCCACCAAGATTGAGAAAGGATAGCACTAAGCTCTTTCATGTCCTCTTGTAATTCAGGGAATACTGTCAAATCGAAATCGATATAGTAACCTTCACCAATCTCTGTTGTAAAGAATCTATTGAACGCATCACGAAGAGCTACTAACTCAGGAAGGACTACTTGAGTCAACATTTCCTTCTTAGCTTCTTTCATGTTGTTATAAGTCTTGTTATCAGGATCGTTAAACAACGCAGAGTTAACTCCGTAAACATTACAAAGTTCTCTAAGTGTAATCTTCTCTGATTCTAGTAACTGTAAATCAACAGGACTTAATCCCATGTTAATCCAGTTAAGCTTTGCACCAGCAATCAAAATCTTACCAGCATTCTTTACAATACCAGCTTGAGTTTTTGTTCCGTACTGATTGTAGAAATCTTCTTTAAGCTTTCCTGCTGCCTCTGGTCCGAAATCATTTGATTCATCAGCAGACAAGATACCTTTAGGTCCTTGATTCTGTAACATACCAACAGATGTATCTTTTGCATCGTTGCTACGTTGTACTGTTCTATATGCGGCTTGAAGAGGACTGAGCCCATAGAGCTGCTGTCCATTGGTGTCGAAATACGGGTTGAAGTATTTTAGATGGATTACGTCTTTCGCATCTAATTGATCCCATCCTACTAGCGTAAAAGAATAACCTTCAACCCCGTTTATTGTACCATCAGAGATAATGGCAACGTATTGAGATGGGAGTGTAACAAGTTCAGCAACCTTACCTGAAGCTAATCTATTCGCCCAGATGTAAGTGTTACCAGTAATAAGTTTATAACCTACAGCACTCTCGATAAATTCAGAGAATGATTGATATTCATTTGGTTTTTCTAGCAAAGTGTTTAATTCGGAATCAGCAATCTCAGCAACTGCTTTTACACGAACCAACTCTGCTTTAGCGATATCTGCGGTTGACGTAGCATTCGCTAACATTGACTTGTATCTATTCAACTCTTTTTTGTTCTTTACTTGATAAACATAGAAAGGAACAGTAGAAATTGTTTTAGAGATACGTTTGATGATAGCATATACCTCACTATTGTTTTTATAGTCAAGTACAAATTTTTGCTGGTCTAATTCTGGATAAAGTGTTCTTCCGCCAATCAATCCACCGAAATCAGTAAAAGGATTGTTAAAAGTCACCTTTGGAGCTGCCTTCTGTTGAAAAGGGTTAGCTGCCTTTAGTATGTCCGTTAAATTCACGCTATATATTATTTTTACAAAAGTAACAAATTTTTATGCTATACAACCCACCCTCTTTTTGGTTTCGCATATTTTGTGTATATGGCATACCTCATAGAGTCCATTAAGTGATCTCGAAACTTCACAGGTTCATCAAGTGTGTTACCATCTGTATCGGTCTTCCACTTGTAATTTTTAATCTCATCAAGCAAATCTAAGGACTCTGACTTGATATGCAAAGGAAATGATTTTACTTTGTTGATTCCTGCATAAACATCCTTCACAGCACTCTTTAAGTTAAATCCTGCCTTATTTACCTCCGATATGGTTTTCGGTTCAGCAGGGTCGGCATATATCTCCGAGTTCCTATCAAGCCCTAAAGAACGCATCCTATCAATTAGTAAAGCGGTTGACATTTTGGTATCATAGATTAATTGATCGACAAACAACTCGCCATCAAAGTTCTTAACCCTAACAAGGGCTGTTTGGTTGTTAAAGCCAAAGTCAAGTCCATAAAACACATCTCCGCCATCAGGGAAGTTCCTTCTACGCTTCCAATGCGTATAAATGGTCGCTTGGGATATTGCCCTCTCTCCTAAGCCATAAACTCGCCAATATTCATGGTCGGCTGTTTTAAGCCTCTCAATCTCATCTACGATTGATTTTTCAAGAAATGGGTTGTCTAGGTAGGTAGTGATGGTAAAGTCAGCATCTTCTCTAGGAACAACCTTATCGTAAATCCAAGAGTAGTAATCTGAAGGGTTATAGTCAATTACAATCTTTTCTGTGGTTCTTAATGCTAACTGCATCCAAGATTCATAGTTTACCTCATTAGCCTCGTTTATAAACAAGTAGTTTCTTTTACGACCTCTTATTTTTTGTGGCTGATCGGTAGAGACGAACTCTACGACATTGCCTCCTAAGAAGTAAAGATTTTCTGATTTGTTGTGCTTTTCTTCTGAGTATAATCCATATTTCGATAGTATTTCGATAAAGTCTCTCATCACAGAGCCTTTTATGGATGGCAACGAGGATCTGCAAATGGTTAGGGTTTTTCCCTTCTCTTGTAATAATTTCACGATAAACCATGTCAATACATTGTAAGTTTTGCCAGACCTTGTTCCGCCTTGCATAACTGATATTTTTTTTTGGCTGTTTTGCAGTACTTCGAAGACTACGTTTGTGGTTACATTCATAAGACATAGGAAAAAAAATTAAAAAATTGGTTGTGTGTTTTCCATTAGAAAACTTTTGGTTTTATAGGAAGGTAGGGGTCGTACTATTCGTAGTAGTCGTAGTTAGTACGAATGCTACGAGTGCTACGAGGCACTACGAGTTTTAGTTTATCTTTTCACTTTGCTATTTTAAGCCCCATTTAAGCCTTTCAATTCCAAAATGGATACATAGTACTACACATAGGGTTAAAAGCCTTAGAATCGCCTTAAAATGCGAAATAGAGGCATTGTAGCTACTCTTCATACTCACCATCTTCATTAATATCCAATAATTCGCCTTTATCATGGTTGTAAAGTGGGATTTCATCACTTTCCCCAGCCTTGTAAGCAGGTACGACCATTCCTGGCTCTGTTTGCGTATCAAAGTTGATTATCTCACCTTCAGGTAAAGCTTTGTGCTCATCTCCGTCTACTTGTTTCATAATATCTCCAATTTGATTCGGTTTAACTACGTTGACTGTAATTTGCTTAACCACATCTCCTTCATGAGCAACCTCAGTCTTCTCGATATACCCTCTTCTCTTGCCTCTAGTCTTCAGTAAGAACATGGTCGCTAAGGTATCACCCCTAGCAATCCTCTCCATTAGCTTTTGTTCGCCAAAGTCAAGCATAATCTCCTCAGGCTCGATTTCAGCCAACCTCTTAGCAAACTCAGGGTCATCCTTCAACCAAGTCTTATACTGCGTCCTACCGACTCCAGAAGCCTCACATGATATAGTGATATTGCCAAAGTTCTCCTTATAGGCTATGATAAAAGCCTCTTTAGCTATTTCTTTGAATTGTGCGTTCATATTATCTATTCTTTGTTGGTGTGCGAATTGAAATAATGCTAGTAACCTTCTTCTCTAGGTTATCATGACCTAACCACTTGCCACAATTGGTACATTCAAACTGTGTAGTCTTGATTTGACTAAACCAAACGTATCCATCAGTCTTAGTACCACATTTACAAGTGTACTCTCGTTTGCCGTAAGTATCTTTCATCTCAAATGTTTAAAAATGTTAAAATCATTGTTTTATATCAGAATTTTGGGGGGCACAATGGGGCAGTAGGGTAGGGGACGCTAAAAAAGTGGGTAGGGGGTAGGGTGGGGGAGTGGTATCCCCTATCACTTAACATAATATATACTATAAGCTGTTGCTCTCCCCTATCTGATCGGTTCATTTGTGGTGGTTTAGGTGGTCAAAGTTAGGGATAATATTTAATGATTGGTAAGGGACTCAAAGGCGAAAAGTAAAAATGCCTATCATTATTGTATTAATATATAAACCACTAATTAAATTATAAAGTACTTAAGTAGTTAACTACTTACTATATTAATATAGTATTAAATTAGTAATTAAACAATTTATACTAGTATACTAGTAATTTAATGGTGTAACATCAATAAATATCTAAAAATAATTTATAAATATTTTAATATTTTTAAACTTTGTATTAATAAAGTACCTATCTTTATTGTATCAAATAACAAATAAAACTACAAAACATGACAAACTTAATCTACACTAACAAAGCAATCTTATCAATTTACAAAGCTTATAAGGTTGCAACCATGTACAAAAATGTACTAATTAAACAAGGGTTTAAATCTTTATTAATCGTAATCAATAACAAATAAAACTTAATACCATGCAACACCTTGACAACTTTTTACAGCTTTACTCTTTAGCTTTAGTTACCTTGATACTAGGTAACATGGCTAAAGTATTTACTGATTATTTAATAACTAAAATAAAATAAACATGATAAACTTTATCGATCTAGCGATATACTTAATCATTGGGACGCTACTAATTACCTTAATCAAAACAATATGGCAAGAGTTAACCCAATACAAGAAATAACATGACAAAGAATAAATATAAAATAATACAAGACGTTTACGGAGTATTTGAACAAGGTTTCTATCTTGTTATTGATACCGAAACTGACACTTTGTTAAATATGTTTCAATTTAAGATTGAGGCAAAACAATACCTAAAACAAATTACAAACAAATAAAACCTAATACAATGACACAAACACAACAAAAAGAGTTTACTTATTTTATTGATCAAAAAATAGAACTTTGGACAAGATCAACAAAACACATACAAGCCGATACGCAAGAACAAGCCGACCAAATAGTAAAGGATCAAATAAAAGAGGGTATAATATACGAGGATTTAGACGAGTATGAATATTTATACGACACACACAAAGACCTTGATATTATTGAAATATTTAACGAACAAGGCAACCTAATTAAATAAACTAAATAAACACAAACAAAATGAGAACAAAATTTAACAACTCCGAATTGACACACGTTTGGGCAAATCAAACTCAAACACATGGCAAAGGCTCAAATATGTTTTTTGAGTACGATAGTATTTATTCGTATGGCTATCATTTTAAACTAGCTCAACACGTTACAAACAAAGACGGCAAAAAGTGCGTATTTTTTAATGATAGGCACTATTCAAACTCAACAAGTAAACAGCAAACACTTGTTTGGCGATCAATACCCGCAAACGTTGAATTTTTCAAGGTACAAAGTTTTTTTAATGATATCGAAACGTCAACGACAGCACATCTAGAAAATTTAAAAAGCTATTTAGAATATGCAAAAGAGGCTCAACAAAAGGCAATAAAAGCCACTAAATTAAAAAACGGATACATAGAACAGGCAAAAATTGCAATTGACATTTTTGAAAAGTATGTATCTTTTTTTGATTTAAGTGCGTTTTTATGGGAGTATAAAACCCTACAAAATAGATACAACGAGCTAACAAATTGGATATTTGAATACCAAAACTCGGAGGAGTTCAAAACATGGCAAATAAAAAAAGCCGAGAACCAAAGAAAAGCCGAGCAAAAGCGACTAGAAAAGGCAAAAGACGACATTTTAGAATTTAGGGCGTTTAAAGTTTCGTCAATTTATAACTTAGGTCAATATTTTTTAAGATATAACAAAGAAACGGACAATATTGAGACAAGCGGAGGGGTGAAAATGGCAAAAAATGTATTTTTATATGCTTACAAACATCTAAAAAACAATACTTTGCAAATAGGTCAAAACGTTGGCGACTTTACATATAACGGCATAAAAGACGGCTTTTTGTCCGTTGGTTGCCATAAAATAAGTATTGACGAGGTTGAAAATTTGATCCCTGAACTAGGTTAACTGACGAGGCTTGATATTAGCCGAAATTACGAGAGCTACCACAAAAATTGTGGGGTTATTTTATACAAAATGTAAAATAACGGCTCGTAATATTAACCAAAACAAAACATAATGTTTACACGGATCAACAACGACACAAACGGAAACCCTCGTTTTGTTGTTCATTATTTGCAATTGGCTGACAGTTACGCAAGAGCTCTTTTTTTAGCTCGTCAATTAGGAGGGCGTAAGTTTCATAACAAGCAATTTGGCGGAGGTATTGCGTTTCAATCTTACAATACCGACCAATTAGCCGAAAGGATAACAAAAATAAAAGAGGCGGAGTATTTGGCAAAATAAGACGAAATAAGACAACCAAAATACAAAGTAATGTATTGATATCAAAAACATATTAAACAGGCTAGAAACGTCTAAAAATGGCGTTTAAATTGATTCTAGGCAATTAGTCAATATATGGCGTAAAATATCAATGTTCAACCATTGATGTTGCAACATTGTTGACTATGCAACTACTTTTCAGTTGCAGGCAAAAACCTGCCAAAAACCCTATGCAAAAACTCCCCAAAAAACCTCGCAAAAATCTTGTATAAGCAAAAATCTTTTATGTCCGATTTTTTGTCCAGACAATTTTTCGGACAAAAACTTTGCAAAGCTTTAACAATATTTTAACAAAAAACTTTTAAATATTTACAAAAACTTCCTAATTTTACATTCTACAACCAAAACAAAAAACCCATGCACGAATTAATCACACTCAGCTACCAGATGAAGTGCGGTATTACTGGCACAATTATCGACAAGGGCGAACAAGCCTATTACAACCATCAGACAAAAACTTGCATTCATCCTTTAGAATACGAAAGGAACATGAATCAAGCCAAGATAGGTGATCCAAAAACCTACTTTACTAGACACCAAAAACTTAACAAATAAAACATACAACACATGAAATTCGAATTCGTAGCCGAAACCGACCAATTACTTAACGACACAATCTACTTTACCAAGCAAGATGGTGTATTTATCAGTGGAACTATCAGCACTAAAAGAGAGGTAGCTTATGCCATCTTTGAGAAGCTTAGTCAAGGTCTACCACTTAGAACATCAGAAGTCCTAGAAACAAAAATCTATCCAAAACCCTCAGAAGAGGAATAAAAACCAAAACTAATGTTGAAACTAACCCTAGAACAAAAGAAAAAAGGTATCAAAGAAGAGTTTACCTATGTAAACAGTAACGGAAGAATGTCAAAACAATACACCTACAAAGGGATGTATATAACATGGGATAACCAAATCCTACATGGCAAATGGTATTACTGGAGAGCAAGTTATTACGCTTCGTTAGATGCCGCAGTTCAAGGAATAGACAGACATATCAATCACTATAAAAACAAATAAACAAATGCTACAAATTACAGATTACAGAAGCCTTTTTAGGTATGGGGACATGAAGAAGATTATGGAGATAACAGGCTATAGTCGTTACGTTATTGAAACAAGATTAAAGAACAATGACTATGAGATGACCGAGCTAATAAAAACCTTTTATTCCAAAAAACTAGAACTACTTAAAAACCAAATAAATGACTACAGCGAAATTTAGAACACCAAGAGAGCAATTACTTGCACAAAAGCCTAAATTGGTAGATACATCTAAAATAAATCATGATCAACTTATAAATGCTGTTAAAGAAGTATTTGATATATCTAATAAATCTTTAATAAAAAAGTGCAGAGAAAGAGATTTTGTACTTGCAAGAAATATGTGCTATTTTATTTTACATATGGAATATAAACTTAGAGCAAGTCAAATAGCACCATTGTTTAAAAGAGATAGGACAACAGTACTATATGGCATTAATACTTTTGTAAATGATATTGAAATAGTACCATATTATATGGAAAAATACGAACAAGTAAAAAGCAAAATAAAGATTCCTAAATTATATTCAGATAACTATTAAAACAAACATTATGCTATCAACATTCGCACACATGAACGAAGTAGACAAAAAAATCTTTGTCGCTAAGATTATCCACAACATGAGCTACAGCCAATCAAGTTTTGAAACTATGGAGGCTATAGTTAAAATGTGGGAACAATACCCAATCAGAAAGGCTCAATTTTTTACACAACAAAATCAATTAACACATGGAACTGCAAAAAACTAACAATGAAATTCAAGCACCTAGTTACCAAATGGTCAACAAGGACTCTATGCTTTCTTTATCTAACGAGCTTAAACGCTTTGTAAAGGATGCACACTTAGTATCTAACATTAAAGGTAAGGACTATTGTAACGTAGAAGCCTGGCAGATGGCTGGAGCTTCTTTAGGCTTATTCCCTATCATTACAAGCGTACAAGACTTATCAAGTGAAAAAGAGATTAAGTACATGGCTACTTGCGAAGTTAGATCGTACCAAGACAATAAGTTAGTGTCAGTAGGTATAGCAATATGCTCTAACAAAGAGGGTAGCAAAAAATTCTTTGATGAGTATGCTATCTTATCTATGGCACAAACTAGAGCAGTAGGTAAAGCATTCCGTAATCAGTTAGCATGGTTGATGAAAGCTGCTGGATTCGAAGCGACACCTGCTGAAGAGATGGACTTTGTACATGAAGAGCCGAAAAAAACCTCTAAGCCAGTACAAGAAGTTGTAGCTGAAATCTTACAAGATGAGCCTACAAGAGAAGAAATAATGATGGAAGTAGCTAAGTGTACTAAGGTTAAGCAATTAACTGACATCTACTTTACTTACAAGCAATCATTTGATTCAGATGAAACATTGATGAAGGTATTAAAAATGAAAAAAGAAAATCTTAAATAAATTAAATATGACACTAAATGAAATATTAGATTTGTTTCCAGAAGATCAATTTTTAAAAGCTGATGGTTTTGATGATTGCGTAATTGGCTTTGAGCCTAATAGTATGAAACTAATTTACAATATAGATAAAATGGTAAAGACATTGATGAATAAAGATAAAATGTCAAAAAATACAGCAACTGAATATTTAGAATTTAATGTTTTTAGTGCATATATGGGTGAAAACACACCAATTTATATCCAAATTTAAAATAAACAAAATGAATTTAACATTATTACCCAAAGTAGAACTTGCTTCTATTGAGCCTAACAAATTTGCTATTGAGTTAATCAAGTCGCAGATAGTAGATCACTTTACACAAACTGGTGAATCACCATTAGAGCTACTCGTTAAGTCAGAGGCTGTTGTACAGCTTTTAGAAGGCATTAGAGCCGACTTAAAAGAGTTAGTATTAGATGAGCTTAGTAAATATCCTGGAGGCAAGGCTGAGGTCTTAGGAAGCGAAATGGCAAAGTTTGAATCAGGTGTTAAGTATATCTATGACCAAGACTATACTTGGAGCAAGATGAATGACCAATTAGAGTCTATGAAGTTTGCTATCAAGGAAAGGGAAAAGATGCTTAGAACATTACCAACCGCTATGGTTGACCCTGAATCAGGGGAAATGGTACACCCAGCTCCTAGAATTAGCACTACAACCTTTAAGATTAACTTAAAGAAATAAAAACTTTGACCACCTCAAGATATTAAATATTTTAAACCAATATAGTAATTAGGGGACTTGGGGTGGTTATTTTAAACTACAAACATGAAACAAACGATAATATTTTTATACGAGTTAGTAAAGTTTATAGTAATATCAATACCACTAGCAATATTGCTATTTGTAACATTAACAATAATTAGTAAATTCAAAAATATATGATGGAGATTGCAGGATTAGAGAACTCAGTACCAGTGAGGATGATTTATGTTGACGACAAAAGTGAAGTATTGTTTAAATCTTTAGCTCATGCAGCAAGGAATACAAGGATCACACAAGACGCAATAAAGAAGTCACTTAATCCGTTATTGAAGCGTAGATTTAAGCACAATGATAGAGATGTTATCTTTAGAATTGTAAGGGATAAGTAGTATATTTGTCATGAGTATTGCAGACTCATTAAGAACTTATTGCCCTTGAGATGAACCCCTATCTGCAATGTAGGGGGAATTTGATAGGGCACTTTTATTTTATGGAAAGAGATTTTAAGGGAGTATGGATTCCCAAAGAAGTATGGTTAGATGAAAATTTAACATGGATGGAAAAGCTATTGTTGGTAGAAATAGATAGCTTAGATAAAGAGAGAGGTTGCTTTGCGAGTAACAAGTATTTTGCCGAATTTTTTCAGTTGAGTCCATCAAGGATTAGTGAGTTAGTAAGCCAATTAGTTAGTAAAGGCTATATAACCACCTTTCTTTTATATGATGGTAAGCAGGTAAAACAAAGGATTTTAACACCTACAGTACCTATTCGGAAAAGAGAACTAGGTATTCGGAATGTCGAAGAGGGGTATTCGGAAAAGGCTGAGGATAATAATACAATACTTAATAATACAATTAATAATAAATCTATAAATATATCGTTTGATACCTGGTGGGATTTATATGATAAGAAGGTTGGTAGTAAAACTAAACTACAAAATAAGTGGAATAAACTAAGTGATGATCAAAGAACACAAGCTATTAAACATACTAAGGAATATAAGATAGCACAACCTGATAAACAATACCGTAAAAACCCTGATACATACTTAAATAACGAATCATTTTATGATGAGATAATTAAGCCTAAGGATTTTAACCAAGTTCCTACAAACAAAATAACTACACAAATAAAACTTAAATGATTGCTATAAACCTACCAAAAGCATTAGATATTGAATCTAACATACTTGGGGCATTGCTTTTAGACAAAAGGACTATCCCATTGGTTATAGGTCATCTAAAAGCTGACATATTCTACGATCTAAAGCACCAAAAAATCTTTAACGCTATAAAGGAAATGTACGATAGTAACATATCTATAGACCTTACTACCGTAGCTCAAAAACTTTCCCAAGATAAGGACATACAAGATGTTGGTGGAGCTTTTTACCTATCTAAGTTAACTGATAATGTAACTTCAACAGCCCACATAAACACCCATATTGAGATTGTTATTGAGATGTATAAGAAGCGTGAAGCTTATAAAGTGCTTAGAATAGCTGAGAATCAATGCTTAGACAATGATAGTCAGTCATTAGACCTATTATCTGTCCTTAATAGCCAACTATTATCTATCCAAGAATATGGCAATATCTATGAAAAAAGCATAACAGATATAGTTATGGCTATCAACTTTGCTAGGGATTTAGCAAGTAATGGGGAACTTTTAGGATTTAATACAGGATTCCAAGAGTTAAACCAAACCATAGCAGGATGGTGTAAGCCTGACCTTTGTATTATAGCTGCTAGACCTGGTGCTGGTAAGACAGCAATGATGCTTTCAAGTGTTTATCACTTAGCTATCATAAATAGCGTTCCTACGGCTATTTTTAGCCTCGAAATGAGCTCCGAACAGCTTGTTGAAAGGTTAGAGTCAATAACGAGTCAAGTGCCCTTAAAACGTCTTAGAACGAATAATTTGAATGACTATGAACGTAAGCTACTTTTAAAGACCGATGACAAGATAATCACAGCACCCATCTACATAGAGGATACAGGAGGAATCAGTATCTCACAACTCAGAGCTAAGGCTACTATTCTAAAGCAGAAGTATGGTATTAAGGTCATATTCCTAGACTATCTACAGCTTATGAGTGGACAAGGCAAACAAAACCAAAACCGAGAGCAGGAAGTAAGTTTTATAAGCAGAAGCCTTAAAGCCTTAGCCAAAGAGTTGGAAGTACCAATTATTGCTTTATCGCAGTTATCTAGAAAGGTTGAGGAAAGGGCTGATAAGTTACCTATGTTATCTGATCTAAGAGAATCAGGTTCTATTGAACAAGACGCTGACATTGTTATTATGCTTATGCGACCATCATACTATGAAATGAAAGAGCCTGTAGAGATTGGTGGTAAGGAATATCATCCTGACGACCTAGTTATCGTTAAGGTAGAGAAGAACAGACATGGTAAGACAGGAAACCTGCCAGTTAGATTTATCGGAGAAACAACCACATTTGAAGATTATAAACTATAAACTATGAAGCAAAAATTTATCGAGGTAGAAGTAATAGAAGGTGAAGACCTTAACATTGAGAACATGAAAGAACGTATTATAACTAGAGCATGGTATGATACTGCTAGATTTCATGACTTGAACGATATAGCAGTTGGTATAGGTGTAGGAACAAAAACACTTTACTACTATGCTAAAAAACTAAAACTACCTAAGAGAAGTGGACTTAAATAGGAACTATAAGAATACTCGTAAGTTCGACATAGAACAAGCTAAGGCTAAAGATGGCACTTATCAGGCATTGTTATTGTTTGCTAGGAACACAAAAATCCTCGTTATACAACAACCAAAAGCCCTAAAGCAGAAATATATGTGGCTTGAATATGAGAATAATGGTAAACCTAGTGGCATAGCAGATACAAGAGTAGAGTTCTTTGCTATCAACTTTGACCTTAAAGACAGAATCTACTTCATACGAGCTGAGATGCTTAGAATAAAGGCAAGAAGACACTTTAAATGGGGTAAAACTAAGATAGTTGAGGGCATAAGATATGTAAAAGTTCCAACTGTGGAGATGATACGTTTCGATTAATTGATGTAATTTCGTTTATATGACATACAAAACAGCAAGTGACTTAACCAAGATGATGCTAGAATATTTAGATAGTTTAGGTTATGAAGTATGGAGGAATAATAACCTAGCAGTTAAGGGAAGGTCTTTCATTGGTAAGAAAGGTTTACCTGACATTATAGGTTACCATAAGAACTATGGTCAGTTTATTGCTTGTGAGATTAAAGCTATAGGTGATAGACTAAGTGTATCACAAATAGAGTTCTTAACTCACTTAGGTATGTGCGGTGGCACATCTATTGTATGTCAACAAGTATCAGACGGATCAATTAATTTAACAATATTTTTAGACAATGGCGAAAGCAAAATCAGCATCTGGGACGAGTACAAAGGTGAGTTTCGGGAAGCGTAAAGAAGGTAAGGCAAAGAAATCTTATAACAAACATAGTCCAAGACCTAAAGCATATCGTGGTCAAGGACGCTAAAAAACAATTATGGAAAATCAAGAATTAGAAAACAAGGCAGAAAAAGTAACTAAGACAACTAAACAAGAAGTTAAAGTTACTGTAGTTCCTAAGGAAAGCAAGTTTGTAACTGCTGAAACTATTAAGTTAGTAGAAGACATCTTAAACGATGGCACAGTAGATATCAAATGGAGAGCACAACTTAAAGAACAAGTAAGAAAATATAAAGGTAATGGAGAATAATTATGACAGCATAGTAGAGTCTGTAATTACTAAGTATAAAGATAGAGCTAAATTAGGCTTTACTAAATACGGAACTAATTTAGACAGAACTGACTTAAACACCAAAGAATGGGCTGAGCATTTACAGCAAGAACTTATGGACGCTGTATTATACTTAGAGAAATTCAAAGAAGGAATTAAAAATAGTTTATAAACCAAAACAAATATCATGGCAACACAAAAAGAGAACTTCTTAGGAAGATGTTTCACACTTAGATCAGCTTACGGATCATTCAGAAAAGTATCATTCGGTCCAGAGGACTTAAAGAAACTAAACGAGTTCGCAGCATCTAACAAAGGATGGTGTTCTATCCTTATCAAAGACAAAAAGAACGCAGGACCTGAACAAAGTGATTTCTATTGCGAAATGGATACATTTAAAGCAGGTGATTATAAACCAACGGAGAAAAAATTACCATTTTAGTTATGAATCCAAAAATTTACAAAGAAATAATCATCAACCTATTACTTTTATTAGTAGGTTTGTATCTACCATTTGCATTTATTATTAATAAGTACAACCCATTAGTTTGGGAATGGTATGAAAGATGTTTATACGTTATATCAGTTGTAGCAACTATAGGTTATGGTGCTAATGTTTATAACAAAAAGTAGTATGTTTTGTTTGTAGTTTAATAGTTAGACCCTGCTATTCATAGTGGGGTCTTTTTTTACCCATAAAAAACCCCCAGATTTTACCTGAGGGTTAACCAAAACTACACACAATCACACACCACACATGAGAGCTATTTTAATTATGACTATTTCTAGTGTCATAAAACTTTGTCAATACTGATCCGTATAGGATTGCCTGATACCTTGTAATAAAGCTATCTACAGATTCATTCACATAGAAGTAATCTTCATTAGCCATATATACAAAACACCTATCATTGTCTTCTTCATCAGCCGTTACACTCGCCACCTGATAGATGTTGATATAAGCATCTGATTCCTCAGAGTTATCCTGGAAATCATAGCTTTCATCTTCCTCTTCGGTCAGTTGTATGATGTGCATTAACATTTGTGATACTATTTTTAAGTACAGTAAGTCGTAATTCCCTAACAATCAACTCAAGCCTAGCTTCTAAGTGAGTCTTTTCTTTCATTAATTGGTTAATCTTAACGTCTACTTCTCTGTTCATACAAATTTACGATTTAATTGATACTGAAATAAAAAGTGCATACTGCATTGAATATCAATGTAATACACACTTTCTTATATTTACTAAACTATAGTTACTTTTTAGGTAACCTAATAATCTTACTGCCTAGTGGCATTGGAACAAATATAGCAACTCTTCCGCCATCTAGAACAACTCCACAGCCTAATGTGGGTCTTTTGGGGAAAGGTCGTGAATACTCCATAGCATAGGCATCTATATCTATGCCACAGCCTACATTCATGCCGAATATCATATCCTTATCAGATGAACTATAAAGAACACCTCCAAAGCTATGTATATGACCTATTACTGTTGATTGTCGAGCATCTCTTGCTCTATTGATTGCACCTGCTTGTCCTGATGATCCTGTACCATGAGTGTATAGAACACCGTCTATTTCCCATTCTAAAGCCCATTTCCAACCTTTAGGAGCATCCCAAGCTTGTTCATAGGACTTAATAAATCGTTCTGGTAAACCGCTTGTTTGAGCCTTTCTTTTATGAAGGGCTGAGTGGTTACCAATACATACTTTTACGTTAGGGAATTGTTTGTACCATTTATACATAGCAGCTTGTGCTAAGTCTGCTTCTTTACCTGCTCCATGTCCGTCAGGTTTTGATTCATGGTAACTGATGGCATGATTGTCAACTTCATCTCCAATATGTACAACCTCAGCACATTGAAACTTATTCGCTACTTCATAGCAAAAAGCTTTATAGCCTGGATGACAGAATGGTTCATGAGTGTCGCCTATTACTAGGACATTTTTCTTGCTCATTATGTGTGGTTTTGGTTTTGGTTATTTGTAAGGTGCGTAGGCTGTTTTGCCGTTCACCTTTAGTGCTCTCAACACTTGTTTTCTATTCTTACCTGCATTATAGCTTACATGAACCCAGTCAGGATTTGTAGGAGAACCGAATTCCCATATCAACTGATCAAAATCCAGTGTATCTTTAATGAAGTCAAAAATCTCTTTGTTGGTTGGTCCACCCATTCCATCCATATCAATATCTGCCGCTTTAGCCTCACAATGTTGTGAATTTAAGCTCCCCCCAATGTAATGGTTCAGAGTCTTAGATCTGTATCCACTAGAAATATTAATAGGACCAAACTTAATTCTGATTGGTTCTAATACTTTCTCACATAAAACAATAAGGTTCTTTAAATGCTCAGGAGTTGGTTCGTTAGATACTCCATGTCTTTTAGCTGATTCGCTACGAGTAAATTCTGCTAATGCAAAGTGTGCTGTTAATTTCATCTTAAATCATTTGATTTACAAAATATGCTAATCCTAGCAACCATAATAGGAAGCCAAGTGTTAAAATTATCTTTTCGTTCTTAGGCATCTTTCTTAAATATTTTCTCTATTGATGTTAAACCTAAACAACCGAACGCTAACAAAGCTACTGATTCTACAAGAATCGTACTTGGAGCTATATGCTCTTCACTAAAACTATTGTGATACATAGTTACACATAAGGTTATTACACATAACAAACCGCACAAACGCTTCATGCTAAATCTACCACTATCTTCTTGGAAAAACTGTTTCATATATTATAATTGACTAAATTGGAAAATGATTAAAAAGATTAAGATTACTTTTTGCCAAGCATGGTATTTATCCATCTTATCAAGCTCTCTTTCCCTTGTTTTGTATGTTTCGAGATTTGCTTCGTAGCGAAACTTGTAATTTTCGAGTGTGCTAACTTTATAGCTGTAGACATTGAGAATAGAATCATCTTTTATTGTTTTAGATTTTAACGAGTCTATAGTTTCATTGTAACGTAAATACAAAGCATTTATTTCATTACCTTGCTTTACAGTCATAATAACTACAGAATCATCTTTAATTTTCTTTATTATGGGATATTGGGAGTAACTTGAAACTGATAGCAGTATCATTACTAACACTATCCAAAGTCTGCTTAACTTCATTTAGTTCGTTTTTTAATGTGTTAACCTCTTGCTTAATCTCAGCGAACTTACTTACGGTAGACGTTACTATAGCCTCTTTAGCCTGATCTGCTTTAACTTGAACAGCCTTGTTTTTAGTCAATGTGCTATTAAAGTCATTCATAAATTGCTCGAACTCCTTATCTTCAGTCACTGCTTTATCTTCTTTTTTAGCTGTAACATTTATAGTAGTTGCTGTAACTGTTAGAAAACCAAATATCAAAAGAATAGATTTCATTGCCTTTTATTTAACTGTTGATTTAATAGCTCCTAAAGCATCTAAGGTTTCAAGCTTAGTTGTAGTAGAACTTAATGCGGTTTTACACTCAATTAAAGCCTGAGTCTTTAGGCTATCCTTATACTCAAGATTAGTAATCCTAGCGTCCTGAGAGTTAATCTGATTGTTAAAATTGCCTCTAATATCTACATAAAGAACAGTTATACCGATTATAACTAGGAACATAGTTCCTTTGATTGGGTCTTTACTAAACTGAGAAAAGCTAATCGGAAGAGGATTAGCACTTACATTAACGTCTTTTTTAGCTGCCATTTACTTACTTTTTACCTATTTTAAAATATACACTACCTGAGTAGCCTATATTAAAGTTTTTATTAATATTTACATTAAGCCCTATTAAAGCCTTATTTTTGGCATTAAGCATAATTCCAGGACTTAGTACTTCTAAGCCATTTGAACCGCTTAAATCGCCTCTAAAGCCCAAATAAAGACTATTCTTAGCTTTAGCTGCCTTAGTAATGGTGGTAAGTATGGTTTTTTCGGTTATTTTAGCCTCAAATCCCCTTGATTGGATCTTATTTTGGCTTATAGTGTCGTTAATGACAAAGGTATTAGAATCTACGTTAATGGTGTCTGAATAGGCATAAGTACGCATATAATCACTTACTATGCGTATAGTATCATGTACCAAATAACGTACAGAATCATGTACAGTATCAGTAGCTATTATAACATAAGGAATATCTTTTCCTTGTTTCCATTTGGTGTTCACTTTTGTTTGATACACAGTATCGGTCTTTATAGACTCAATAACAGCACTTGAGCTATGGCATGACTCATATAGCCACACCATAGCAAAGAAAGCAAGGATTATGATTAGATATTCCTTAATTGTACTCATTATTCAGCAGTTTCAATAGCTTCTTCAACAATTGGTTCTGGAGTTGGCTCTGGTTGAGGAGGTACTGGAGGTACATAATCACCTGTGATTGTTACATCAATTTGAGTAGCTACCCAATTGTAAGCATAATCATTTGTAGCCCAACCATCGTAATCTTCGCCAGTCATTATTAGGTTACCTTGTTGTAATTGACTTTGTGAGTCGCTTAAAAGTGTATAGTAAAAAGTAGCAGAAGTGCTTAAATTGTCATTAATACAATAAGCATTTAAAATTGTTGCAGTTCCTAAGTTTAGTGGAAATACCACTGGTTCAATTGTTTTCATTTTATATTTATTTTATTTTAAAAAGGGTAACATATTACAGAAGGATTTCCTAAAATATATACATTAGTTTCAGAAGTATTGTTAATTTGTATTGTTTGGTCAACATAATTACAAGCCATTGCGCTTGACGGATAACCAATTTTAGATGCGGCAGTAGCAATAAAAGCAGAACTAGCTCCATTATCTATATTTATATAAAAAATAGTACCAACGGAAATATTATTAAGTGTAAAAACAAGCTCACTTGTGCTTAACAAAGTTCCATTATTAGGATAACCAACTCCAGAAGCATTTTTTAAAACTAATCTCCAACCTGCTGAAAAGAATGATAATTTAACTCTAAATTGAACATTGCAAGTGGCTATTGCAGATACATTGCTTTTAACTAATAGTTGATTTTGCGCTTTTCCACTATTATCAAAACCATTAATCATACTTTGCACTTGTGATTTAGTTAATTGTTTATCAGTTAAAGGTATAGGAGTACTAATAGGAGGTACTGTAAAAAATCCATTATCAACTGCATTTTGCAATGTATTACCCGAAAATGTTTGATTACTCGCTACACTTGACCAATTCATTATAACAAAGATTTAATAAGTTCTTCTAATTGTGCAACCTTATCTTCTAAGTAAGCAATCTTCGCAGTATGTACTTGACTATAAGATAAAGTTAAAAAACCATCTGAACCTTCTACAACTGCACTTGGTAAAATTTCTTGTAAATCTTGTGCAAAGTAACCTAATTCTTTTTTGCTATTTTTAACATACATTCTTGCAGCAACATTCTCTATGCCTTTTGGTTGTTCGTAATCTTTTACAAGAATCTTTAATCTACTATCAGATGTATCAAAAAATCCACCTGCTGCGGTAACTGATGATGTAAATGTAGCTGCACCTGTTACTTGTAATTTACTTCCATTATCTGTTGTAGTGCCAATTAAAACATTATTTGCAGTTGTAAAACTAATAGTAGTTAAACCTGTAGCATTGTTATAAAATTGTAAAGCACCTGTAGCTGAAACTACTCCTTGATACCATAAACCTGCGGTACCTCCTCCTATTCCTATTGCATACTGATTTGAACTATAAAACAATGACCTAGTATCGGCACTACCATCCCCTACTTGCAATTTAAATACAGGGCTAGCAGAAGTAGTAGTTGTAATTAATACACTTCCTCCTACGGGTTGTAAGAATAGATTATAAGCAGTAGCGCTATCAACTCTCATTTGCTGAATCCATCCGTTACCTGTTGTACTATTAAGTCCAAATAACATACCCCAAAGTCCATTATTACTTAGCATCAAATTACCTGATGCAGTACCCAAAACAGGATTAGCATAAGAACCACTTAATAAAATTTCAAACTCAACATTTGGTGTTGTAGTACCAACTCCAATTCTACTTCCTGTATCATATATAAAAGTATTGCCAATAGAACTTGCACTAGTCCATTTAGATAAGTAATTTGTAGTTCCACTACCTGTTATTCCACTACCTCCACCACCACCAATAGTAGTTCCATTGATTTGGAATACTCCATTAATGTTTACATTTCCATTAACTTGTAATGCACCACCACCACTAACTGCTGCACCTATTTGAAGTACCCCTCCACTTGTAAATCTAGCTATTTCACTACCAGCAAAGTTGAATGTCATTCCAATGCTATCAGCACTATTACCTCTTAAAAATCCTATGTGTGATAAAGGTGTTCCACTTGTTCCATACCACATACCAATTTTAGCGTGTTCGGAATTTCCGCTAGTACCTGAACCATTTGCAAATCCTGCTTTAAAGTTAGAATCAGAAGCACCAGCAGTAAATAAAGAAGTTACTAAATTAGCACTTGAAGCAGGGTTAACCTGTAATAAAACACTTGGACTACTTGTCCCGATTCCAACATTACCTGCAGCGGTTATTGCAAATTGACTTCCTTGCGCCACGCCAACTCTATTAATATAACTATAAGAATTAGCTGCAGTTACAGAATCATAAACATATCCAAATTCTGCAGCTTGATTAGCAGATGCCGCATATCCAATTAATGTACTACTATAATATTTTCCTGAATTTAAGTAACTTGATTGTATAAATTGTCCAATATAATCTGTTGTTACAATATGTAATTTAGTAACAGGACTACTCGTTCCTATTCCAAGACTACCACTGCTTGTAATTCTTGCAAGTTCAGTTCCTATGTTGTTTGTATAAATAAAACTACTACCCGCCCTAAATATTGAATTATTTACGGCTGAATAATCCATATTAGTCCCATCATTAAAAATATATCCTTTAAATGTGCCACCATTACTAAATACTAATAAACTTTGGCTTGTACCATTTATGTCAAGAGTACGTCTGTTTGTAGTTGTAAGATTAGGACTACTTGTTCCTATACCTACATCCCCTGATGTAAAACTTGTATTATATCCTGCTCTTGGAGTAATATCTAAATTGCCGTTTGTGTTATAGCTTATTAACGCACCACCTCCTTGATTAGAACCTAAATTTAAAGAAAAGCTATCTTTTATTTTTATGTCGCTACTAGCGGTTATATCACTTGAAAATGTAGAAGCACCTGTTACTTGTAATCTTGCACCATTATCAGTTGTAGTTCCTATAAGAACATTACCGCCATTTGGTTGTAAAGATATAGGTGTATATCCCGTTCCTTGCCATACTGATTGAAGTTCACTTCTGCCACTTGTTGCATCAATACCTATTAATAATTGTTTGCCTGTAGTTCCCGAAGATTCTCCAAGTGTAAATATAGTTCCTGTTTTTACAACTTGTAAAGAACCTGTAATAGTACCATTACCTGCTACTTGTAATATAGAATTAGAACCATTATCAGTAATTGTACCAATTAAAACTTTACCACCATTTTTTTGTAAGGATAAATTTGTATATGCAGTAAAATGCCAAATTGATTGTATATCACTTCTACCCGTTACACTATCCATATCAATTATCAACTGCTTTCCTGTTGTTCCCGATTGCTCGCCTAAAGTAACAATAGTTCCTGTTCCCACAACTTGTAAAGGAGATAAAGGAGCAGTTGTAGTTCCAATAGACATATCCCCACTAAACCTAGCATTTGTACCTGTTAATGTACCTGTTAAAATTCCACCAGTTAAAGGTAGGTAACCACTTAAAGCACTACCATAATTAGGTATATTAAATACTCCTGTTGTAGAATTGTAAGTAGCTGCACCGCTTGAGCCTGTTGTGGTTAAGCTAATCGCTGCTCTTGCTAATGCATCGGTATATTGAGTAATTGTTGATGTAATAACACCAGTTGTATTGTTGTAGCTTATTCCTGTACCTGCACTTAAAGAAGCTAAGGTTATAAAAGATGCACCATTAGTAAGTTGGTTTGTGTTTGTAGGTATTGTTATTACACCCGTAGTGCTATTGTATGCACCACTACCAGCCGTAAAACTTAAAGCACTTCTTGATCTTGCATTTGTAAAGTAAAGGTTTGTATTCTCGGTTACTTGACTTGTATTGTAATCGCCACTAACCGCTACAACCGCACCTGTTCTACCAAATACACTTGTAACCGCATCCGTATTATCATCTGTCCAAGAAGCAGTTATTGTACCGCCATCTTGTTGGTTAAGAGTTAAAGTCTTTGTTGTTGTTCCAGTAACCGCTGCACTTATGATTGAATCATTGTAAGCAGTATTAAATTTAGTCCAATCTAAATTATCTAAATAACCATCAACCGATGCAGAAGCAGCAGGAATTGATATTGTATTGCTTGTGTTATTTAATGGAGCAGTAAATGATAAGGCAGCTTGTTTGTTATTAAACGTACTCCAATCCGTTGAACTCAACTTACCTGTATTTGATGCCGAAGCCACAGGTAGGTTAAAAGTATGTGTATCACCACTTGAAGCGATAGTAAAGTTTGTTCCGCTTGTTCCTGTGGTTATAAATTGTGATTGATCAGTTAAGTTATTTAAAGAAACCATCCCTTTAGATAAGGTAGTAACTACTTGACACAAATGACCATTTTCGGTATGTAAAGTAACTGTTCTACCATCTACGTTTACATAGATTCTAATTGCTAATCTATCCGTTAAAGCTAAAGTAGCAGTAGCCACAGGAATAGCAAAATAGTAAGGGTTAATTACAGTTCCTTGATTAATCGATTCTGGAACTCCAACGCTTGAACCTAATAAGGTAAAAGTTGTGCCATCGTACTTATAAAGTTCTGCATAAGTAGTAGGGTTTCCTGTTTCGTTATTTACACTAAAATAAAACTCACAATTAAAGTTACCGCCAGGCACTAAGACTACATCAGGGTCATTAGCATCAGTAATGTAACTCGCTACATATCCGTTAGCCGATATAGCAATGTCAGTTCCAGCACCTATGATTGGTTCTTTACTTAACTCTCTATAAGCCACCCCTCCGATTGTACCTTGTGAAACACTTGAGTTAAGATAGTAAGAAACTGAACTACCTCCGCCACTTGATGTTGGGAAATCAGCTAACGTACCATCTCCTCGTACATATTGAGAAGCCTCTCCATCTAAAGCGGTTATTATACCACTATTAGCCACTACTGGACCTTGTATTGCCCTTATCTTTGCTTCCCCCGTTACTTGTAACTGACTCATCTATATATAAATTTTAACTATTATTTTGCAATTATTCTGATAAATTCATTAGCCTCTAAAACTCTGCCAAAGGTAACAAGTCCTGTTGAAGCGTTAAATGTTACATTCTCTCCTAAAGGAGTGCCAAATGTTTGTATTGTTCTAACTTCAATACCACCTCTTGTAACTGACAAGCAAGTTCCACCAATTGCTGCTGCAAAAGTTACTGAAATTTCTCCACCAGTAGCAGTATATTGATACATAATCACATTTGAAGTTTCTATTATTACTCCAGCAGGTGTAACTTGAGTACCTGTTATATTATATGCACCAGAGCCTTGTAATGACACGCTATATGTTGAGGCTGCCTCTACCCCTGCACTTAAACTAAGTGAGCTTAAATTGGCTGTACCTGTGAATATAGAGTATCCTAGAGTTCCGCTACCATCTCCATTATCATTGTCTACTTGGAACTTAATCAAAATAGGTTCTCTAGTCAACTGAAGGTTAGCCAAGAATAGGTAAGAATAGTCGCTTAAAGCAACAAAACCATCAGCATTGATAGTCCATGATGCTACGTCATTCTTATACTCTTTAAACCATGCAGAACTTTGAGAGGTTACTTCCTTTTGATCTACTGAAACCTCAAAAGAACAGTTTGTAGCTGCTCCAAATGGAATACCTACAGAAATATTAGTTGTAGTTGTACCAGGATTATCAGCTTGTGTAAATAAGGTTATGGCATTAGTAGTTGTACCTAAGTAAACTGCTTCTATAATTATTCTATCAGTATTTAACAAAGCTGTTATAGGAATAGTCATATTAGTATTATATAAAGTCTTACTAATAGATGTTAGCGTAGTTTCAGCAGAAGTCGCTAATAAGGTAGCTGTAGTGCCAGCATATTTATATAGCTTATATTGTATTTTAGCACCTGTAAAGGCAGTAGCTATAGAATAATAAGCTGAAATAGTCCATGTACCAGCACTAATCTCAGTAATGTTAGGATCACTAACATCTGTTATAAAAGAAGCTATTACACCTGCTCCTGTTTTATTAAAGTTAGTAGAACTACCAACTAACTGAGTAGTGCTTAATTCTTTACAAGCAAAACCATTTACAGTTACTGCTTGATTTATAGAGCCATTAAAATAGTATTGCTTATTTGTGTCGTACTTATATAAGACTATGTTAGTTCCATTTATTACTGATGCCATTATTATAAATTTATTCTTTTATTTTACTTTATGTTATATTTTATGGTTTCTACAGAATCATTATCCTCGTTTGTTATTTCTATTAGCTGAAAAGAAGTTACCTCATCAATTTGTGGGATTATGCTACCTCTATTTAACATAAAAGTTTTATCATTATAAGAAAGTGCATTACTAGGTGAGTCTTGTATAGTATAAACTTTATCTAAATAGTTTAACCCTTTAGCAGTTTTAAACGAACCTAAATCTGCTTCTAATGTACCAAAGTTTTTACTTAATAAGTTAGAATATTGTCTAGCTATAAGCATTGGCAATAACTCAAAAACATTAGTAGTGTCAGGATAACGATACCAATTTTTATAAGATATACCAGAAGCATTTACTAGATTGCCTACGTTATTATTAACTGTAAAGTTATTTAAAAAACTTCCGTAAGGTTGCTCTATCTCTCTTATTGTAGTATTTTCTGTTCCTACTTGTCTAGTTACATCAACTGATCTTATTGTTGTATAGTTTTGTGTTATAGAAACACTTCTTAAACTTATTTCTTCATATTGAGGAAATGGACTTCCACCATCTACTATAAATCTTAACTTAACGTATCCTCTAACTGATGCTCCACTTGGGCTGTTTTGAGTATTAATTAAAACATTTAATGAATAATCAGAATAATTTTCTTCATCTACTTTATTTATATCAATAAATGTATAAGCGGTTTGCCATGCATTTGAACTATTATAGTAATAAGTAATAGATGTAGCAGGATTGGTAATCATTACAAGCATTTTAGCCCTCCTACCACCAATACCAATTCTATATGAAAAATTTATATTAAAACCTGGACCATTCATATAAGGCAAATATGAATATAGTGGGAAAGAAGGAGAAACGGGTACTCCCATTTCTACTTGAGAATATGTACCTGTTCCAATAGGTTTTCGAATACTTAATGTATTAGAGGATAGGTCATCTTCTATTGTTAAATTTACATAAATCTGATTTGGAGTGCTAGTTGTAAAATAATCCCAACCATAAGGAAAAGGATAAACTGATGGTGGAGTAGTTACTATGTTATAATAACCTTTAAAATTACCATTGTGAACATAGTTATTTGCATAGTTAAAGTTTCCTTTTACAATTACTTTAGGATAGCCTTTTCTAACTATTTTATTTTGTGAATTATTAACAAAGTGAACGTTACCTTCTTGATATGGTTCAATGCTTATATTTTTATCTATTGTTCCACTGCCTGCATTACTTACAGTTGGGTAAATAACATAATTAGTAAAGTATCTTGTAGCTAAATCCATTTGATTAATAGCTAATAATTGCCATTTACCATCGCTTTGAAATAGTCTACACCCAAAAGATTTAACAATATTATTTAAAACTTCATAATAATTCAATCCTACAAAGTCCCTTCTATACTGATAAGTTTGGGAAAATGGTTCATCTCCAGAAGCATCTCCTCTATCAAACATACCTTCTGCATAATAAGAACAAGAAGTAAGTAATTCTATAGGATCTGGGTAATTGATTACATTTAAAGTTTCAGCTATAACGTCTATAAGTCTATTAGTTGAGTTTATACTTAAAGATTCTTCATAAATAAAATCAGTATATTCTAAGAATGATAATCCGTCTATAGCTAATATATTAACTTGTAGATTACCTGTTGTAAAAGGAACTGAAACATAATCATTAAATAAAAACCCACACCATAATAGATTTTCTCCATTATATAATTTAACAAAATATTTACGAATATCAAAACTTAATATACTAGGAAAATCTTCTCCATCTTCTTCTGTTGTTAAAAAAGATATATTTAATTGTGATGAAATAATGCCAGCTAAAGGCTCATCATCACTAGCATTTGATTCTAAACTAATGTTTATAGCTTCGTAATTTTTTACTGAAAGAGTATAATCTTTTTCGTAAATTCTAGCTTGTAAAATAGTTTCATCTCTTAGAGCTTGAGTTATTGTATATCTTAGTCCGTATGCCATTATGCTAAACTTATATTTTGACCTTTAAGGAAAGATGATTTTTGAGTTCTATTGATTGATACTAAAAGGTCTTGACCTCTAAGTACAAATGTGCCTCCGCCTCCACCACCTATCATAGATTTTAATTTATCTAAAGGTGCAATAACCTCAGGATTGTTTTGAGCACCAGGATATTCACCTACAAGACCCATAGTTGGTCCTGATACAATACCACCATTGGCAAATGCAGTAGCTTTATTTTCATTAATTGAATTTTTTAAGAATGAACCTGCTGTAACTGCTGCAATACCAGCAGCAAGAGCTAAAGGCCAGGTTTTAGGGTCTTTAAACAAGTTGATAGCAGCACCATTTGTTAATGCGAATGCAATAAGAGCTTTACCTATTGAAGATAAACCATCTGCTAAAATATTACCTAATTTAGTAAAGTCAAATTTACCACCAGCTAACATTTCTCCAATACTTTCAGCAAAGCCTGTTACTAAATCAATATTCATTTGACTAAAAGTAGATTGTAAAGTTTGACTTAATGTTTCTAAAGGATCAACTAATCCACCCAATCCAGCTTGTAAATTTTCTATTTTTTTACGGTATTCTTCCGAAGATATTCCTGCTTCATCTAAAGCTGCTTTTTTCTCTTTAAGTTTATCTATAGCTATTTGATAAGCTTCTTTTTGTGCATTATAATTACCTCTTGTAGCTTTTAAAGTTTGATCAAGTTCTGTTTGAACATTTTTGATGTTCTCGGTATTCATATCAGAATTAATCTTCTTAATTGCATCTGCTATTTGTTCTCTACTACTAATTATTATTTTTGCAATCTCATCTTCATTCTTTTCGTAATCTTTTGTATTTTTATCAGCAATAGCCATTAAAGCCCTACCAAACTCTTGTTGATTTACAATTATATCAGCTTGAGATTTAGCTTTTATATTTTTTATTTCATCTGCTGATTTCTTTTCAAATTTAGCTTTTTCTAATGCTAATCTTTCCTCTTCTTTTATAATAAGTCGACCATATTCGTAGAATAATGCTAAATCATCCTTATAGTATTTTTGTTGACTTTTTAATAATTCTAAATTAGAAGTGTCTGGATCGTAAGTTTTATTTGTATCTCCTCCTTTCTTTTTGCCACCGAAAATAGAAAATACATCAAATTTCTTACTTTCTTTTTTTACTTCTTTAAATGCAAACTTAAAATTATCAGCAAATTTGTTAGCTGTAACTTCTGTTGATTTAGCAATTAATTTACCAAAGTCCTTATCAAAAATACCTACAACTCCGCCAACTAAATTACCTACAGTCTTTAGTGAATATGAAAGAATATCAATAATTAAATTCCAAGCACTCTTCCAGTATTTAATTAATGTTTCTCCAAGACTTTTCCAATCCCCCTTTAATATAGAAGTGAATGCCTTAAACATATAAGCAATATTATTACCGACAACAGTAATAATTTTTACTAAAATATCCCATGTATCTTTAAATATACTTGTTAAATAAGAGCCAAACATATCCCATAAAATCATAACAGATTTTACTACAGAATCAAATGCAGGAGCTAATGCATTATATAAATCATTTGCAACTCCATTTATAAATTCTTTAAAAGCTTCATATATCTGCTTTGTTCCTTTAGACATATTATCTCCTTCCATAACAAAATATGTCATTGCAGCTGTAACAGCAGATATAGCTAAATATAAAACACCAAATCCTTGAGCTAATGCAGGAATATTATTTTGAATACCCCTAAATCCATAAGGTAAATCCTGTAGTATCAATGAGATACTCATTATGCCTTTGTTAAACTTCTTAGATGAGCCATCAAAACCTTTCATGGCATTAGAAGTCTGCTTAATATTACCTTCTAATATTTCAAAATTCTTACCTAGTTTACCTAGTTCTGTATTAATAATACCAGCAACAATTTTAAATTCTTCTGCGTTTG